CGACGGGTCATGTCCAAGCACAAGGGCAGCGAGAAGGAGCTGTACGAGGAACTGGTTTCCGAGGCCGACGGTTGGCGGATGCGGCTGGAAGAACTTGAGGCCGGCGACGACGGGTACGACGACTGAAGCGCGCTTGCTGCCGAAGCAAGCGGTCATCCCCGTGGAGGCGTCCCCTGTCTACCGCCGCCCGCCCGCCCCGCGTGGCCGCCTACTCGCTCTGCCACCGGTGCCCCGGCCCGTGCCGGGTGTCGGCCGCCTGCCCGGCGCTCGACCTGGTGGAGGCGGCGGCCCTGCGGCTGGCTACAGAGATCAGCGCGCAGCGGGGCCAGGATTGCCGGTGGCGGTCGCTCCTGCGGGCGGCGGTGGCGGAGGCCGTCCGGGCGGGGGCCAGAGAATCAGAGGTTGCGCGCGCCGTCCTGGCCGGGGTGCCCGACCCGGGGCTGCGGGCGAAGGTGCAGAACCTACTCAACGGAGGCGAGTGACGTGACCTGGCCCATTCTGGCCGTGTGTGGGGTGACGACGTTCCTAAATGTCATCCTGTTCATCGCCACCCGCAAGCGGGCGGTAGATGCTGAGATCGCCGCCATCAAGGCCGACGGCTCCGCCCAGTTGGCGGAGATTCGGGCCGAGGCGGCTGAGAAGTTGACCGGGCACGCGCAGGCAGCGGTCGGTCACGCCCAGGGCGCGGCCAGGCGGGCGGAGGCGGCCGAGGATGCGGCGAACGACGTGCTCGCCCTGGTCCGTCACATGGCGGCCAAGCCACGCTGACGGCCGACCAGATGGGTAAACAGCCGGGGCTGCGGGCGAAGGTCGAGGGGCACTTACGGGGGGGTGGTGTGATGGTCTGCCCGGCGCTGGCCCGGATTGCCGACCGCGATTGCCGCCGGCGGGAGCTGGCCGAGCCGTTCGGCTGGATGCTGCCGGGCGAGTCGCGGGTGTGGGGGGTGGCGACCGACACCCGGTCCCTGGTGGCCGTGTCCGACCCGGCGGCCCACCGGCTGCCGCCCGACCTGTTCCCGCCCCGCCAGTCGAAGCTGGCCGCCGTGGCGGGGGTCATCGACCGCCTGCTGACGGCCGAGCCGGTCCGGTGGGTCGCGGCCTCCCTGCCCGACCTGTGGGACTTCCTCGGCCAGTGCGACCGCGAGGCGTGCGAGGAGTGCGGGCCGCTCCGGGCGGATGGGGTCTGGGCGGCCGACGACCGGTGCGAGAACTGCGGCGGGCGGGTGTGGTTCGTCGGCAGCGATGCCGAATTTGACGTGGCTGACTTGGCCGGGGTGCCGGTCGAGGCGGGCCGGCTGGCGTTCACCCTGTCGGCCGAGCTGCAGGCCGTCGGGGGCGACGGGTTCGAGTTCGGGGCGTGCGAGTACCCGGTCCCCGTCGCGGCCAAGGGTCGGCCATCGGTCAACCGGGTGGTGGCGTTCCGCGGGCCGGGGTGGCGGGCGGTGGTCAACGGGCTGGACGCGAATAACGAGCAGGTCCGCGACGCGGTGTGGCGGACCTACGTGCCGGGGTGCGCTGTGTGGGGGCGGATCGACCGGTCGACGGACCGGGTGGCCCGGGGCGCGGCGGCCGACTGGTACGAGGAGCGGGGGGCGGACCTGTACGCACTGTGGCTGAGGGGGACGATGTGACGACCGACCAGCGGGGCGAGGTGTGGGCGATCGTCCGGGACGCGGTGGCGGCCGGGGAGCGGGTGGGGACCATCGGCCCGGCCCTGGGGTACGAGCAGCGGTCCGCCAAGCTCGACGCCCTGGCCCGTGAGTACGCGGACAAGGTCGAGGCGGTCCTGTCAACCAAGGGGGACGTATGAGCGACGACGAGCTTCGGCCGCAAGTGGAGCGGGCCGTTTGGTCGCTGGATGAAACGGATCGGCTGCTGGGGACGATGCCCGTTTTATCTGGTGTGTTCGGCCCGCTGGAGGTGCTGGCCGAGGCTGGCAGGCGGTGGCTGATCGCCAACCCGGCGGACGACGCCGAGCCGGTGACGGAAGCAGATATGCAGCGGTTGGGTATCCAACCGAACGACTTGGCGGAGTGCTACACCGGCTATTTCACCAGCCCTTCTGTCGGTGGCGGCCGGCTCTACGTGCTGTTCAACCGGGTCCGGCCGGCGGTCGAGGTGATCTGCGAAAGCACCCTGCTGGTGACCGACCCGACGGTGGGCCAGTTCCGCCGGCTGTGTGCCGCCCTCGGCATCCCGCTCGGTGCCGCGGGTTCCCCGGCCGGCGGGTAGGGTGCGTCTGTGACGCTGCACTCCCTCTCGGGGCGTGGGTGCGGCGGGTGGGGTCACGTACTGGCGGACGGCTAACACATTCACGGGAGGGGATTGTGGAGACGCGAACGGTGCAAGTGATGAACGAGGGGGTGACGCACAAGGCGACCACGGCCCTGGAGTTGGCCGTCATGGGCGGGTGCGCGAACGAGTTGGAGCGACTCGACAAGGACCGGGACGCCCTGCGTCGCGTGCTCCGCTACCTGTACGATCGGTTCACGCCGGACCGGCCGTTCGACCGGTAGCCGGCTGGCGGGTTCCCCTCCGGCGGCGGATGATGCCGGGGTATGGCCGCCGATCCGCCCAAGCTGACGGAGAAGCAGCGGCGATTCGTTGCCGAATACGCCGCCGACCCGAACGCCACCCAGGCGTACCTGCGGGCGTTCGGCCGGCTCAAGTCCAACGGCAAGACCCGGTCGATGAAGGTGGCGTCCGAGTCCGCCCGCCGGCTGTTGGCCAAACCAGAGATTCAGGCCGAGCTAGAAGCGGCCAACGCCGAGTACGCCCAGCGGACCCGGGTGTCGAAGCAGCGGGTGCTGCGGGAGGCGGCGGCGGTGGCGTTCGCCGACCCGGCCGACGCCTTCGACCCGGACCCACAGGGCGGGCCGCTCCTGGCCCGGCCGCTGCACCAGATTCCCGCCGCGACGCGGCGGGCGATCCAGTCGGTGAAGGTGAAGCGGCGGCGGATCGCGGGGAACAAGGACGAAATCTACGAGGTGGAAGAAGTCGAGTACAAGTTCGCGTCGAAGCTGGACGCGCTCGACAAGCTGTGCAAGCGGCTGGGGTTCTACAGCGACGAGGCGAGCGGGCCGAAAGACGGGAAGGCGGTCATCATCCTCGAGGACAACGGCCGGGACGGGCCGGCAGAACAGGGCTAACTGTGGTTCTTCTGCCCCGACGGGCGGCCTATAATGGGGCGGCTCGGCAAGGTGCTGGTAACACCCGGCCGAGCCTGACCACTGGTCCCCACGTTGCGGGTAGGGAGTCAATGGCTACGACAAACCGTATGCGCCCGGGCGGCCGGGTGCAAGACCCGTCCGTCTGCTGGTCCCACATCTACACCCTCTGCGACCCCCGCGACGGCCGGCCCCGGTACGTCGGGCGGACCATCCAGCGGCTTGAAATCCGGCTCCAGAGTCACCTGTCCCCAAAGGGCAAGAACCCGCGCGTGCGGTGGGTGGCCGGTCTGTTGGCTGGTGGGGTGCGGCCGCGGATCGATCTGTTGGAAACGGTTCCGCTGGAGGACGGGCCGGCCGCTGAGGGATACTGGATCGAGACGCTTCGGTTCTTCGGCGCCGACCTGCTGAACGTCGGGACGGCCACCCAAGGCGCCTGGTGCCTGATTCGGCGGGTGCGATGGACACCCGAGATCGACGCTCTGCTAGGCAAGCTCGGCGACGCGATCATTGCCGAGGAGTTGGGCGTCACCCGTAAGGCGGTGTCGTACCGGCGGGCTAAGCTCGGCATCCCGGCGTCGTTCGACAAGTCGCGGATGAAGCCTCCGCCCCCGAAGGGAGGTTGGAACCGGGCCGTCCTCCCGCCTGCCATTGTCGCCCGACTCGGCACGCTGCCTGATTATCTCCTTGGGGCTGAAATCGGGGTGTGCAAGACGGTCATTGCCCGCGCCCGTCGCCAACGGGGGATTCGACCTTACGCCGAGGCGACCGGCAACAACGGGCAGTATCGGCCCGGCAACTACCCAGACCAATGGCTCGTTCGCGCCCAATCTCGCGGGGTGCTGTTTGAGTAGCACCACCACCATCCAGGAGTTCCGCCCCCAGCCCGGCCCCCAGCGGGTGTTCGCCAAGTCACCGGCGGACATCGTGCTGTTCGGGGGTGCGGCTGGGGGCGGCTAGGTAAGACCCACGCCCTACTCCTGGAAGCCGCCCGGCACGCCGACAACCCCGGCTATCGGGGCGTCATCTTCCGCCGCACCAACCCGCAGATCATGGCGGGCGGCGGGCTGTGGGACGCGGCCGGGGCCATCTACCCCCGCATCGGCGGCAAGGCCAACATCAGCGCCAAGGAGTACCGGTTCCCGTCCGGCGCCCGCGTCGCCTTCCGGCACCTGCAGTACGAGTCGGACGTGTACGACTGGCAGGGGTCGGAGCTGTCGCTGATCGCCTGGGACGAGCTGTGCCACTTCACCGAGCGGCAGTTCTTCTACCTGCTCTCGCGGAACCGGACCACCTGCGGCGTCCGCCCCTACGTGCGGGCGACGTGCAACCCGGACGCCGGCTCGTGGGTGAAGGGGTTCATCGGGTGGTGGCTGGACGCGGCGACCGGCTACCCGGTCCCGGAGCGGGCCGGGGTGCTGCGGTGGTTCTACCGGTCGGGCGAGGACATCCACTGGTACGGCACCCGGGCCGACGCCATGCAGGCCCACCCGGACCTGGCGGCCGACGCCCCGCCGAAGTCGGTCACGTTCATCCCGGCGAAACTGAGCGACAACGCGGTCCTGTGCTCGCGTGACCCGGGCTACCGGGCGAACCTGATGGCGCTGTCCTGGGTCGAGCGGGGGCGGCTCTTGGACGGCAACTGGAACGTCACCGCCGCCGACGGGCTGTTCCATGCCGACTGGTTCGACCTGATCGACGAGTTGCCCCCGCTCTCGCGTCAGGTGCGGGCGTGGGATTTTGCCGCAACGACACCCAAGGACAACAACGACCCGGACTACCTGGCCGGGGTGCGGATGGGCGAGGAGCAGGAAAGAACAACGGACGGCAAGCCGAAGTATGTGGTGGCGGACGTGAAGCGGGCGCGGGTGTCCCCCGAGAAGGTGCGGAAGCTCGTCGTGGACACGGCGGTCGAGGACGGGGCTGATGTCGAGGTGGTGGTGGAGCAGGAGCCGGGTGCGGCGGGTAAGATTCTGGCCGACGACCTGAAGCGGGAGTTGGCGGCGGTCGGCCGGAAGTGCTACGTGTACCGGCCGGACAAGACGACGGGCGACAAGGTGGCGCGGGCGCACCCGTTCAGCGCGGCGGCCGAGCAGCGGCGGGTCCGATTAGTGCGGGGCGATTATGTGCGGCCCTACCTCGCGGAACTTGCCCAATTTCCGGCCAAGGGCGTGCATGACGACCAAGTAGACTCCAGTACGAGCGCATACGCGCGGCTGAGCCGGGCGGCGGGCGTCCGGGTGATTACGGCGTAGGGAGGGGCGGACTTGAGTAGGCCAGAGCGGCGGCCGGCTTACCTGACGGCGATCGGCCAGCTGGTGATCGTCACGCCGGTGTTTTCCGGCGGCGAGGCCCTTTACACCGCCGCCTTGTACAACGGCCGCGGCGAGTACATGGGCGGCCTGGGCCGGCTGGTGACGAAGGCGGAGGCCGTGAAGTGGCGCCGCGAGATGTTCGCCCACCACCGCCGGCTGGCCGCGCGACACCCCGGCTGGGTGCCGGCCCGGTGGCGGCGCGGGGAGGGCGGCCGGTGACCGACTACTACCTCCACCCCGAGTACCCGGCGTTCCTGGCCGCCATCCGGGCAGCCCCGGCGGACGACCTGCCGCGGCTGGTGCTGGCGGACCGACTGGACGAGTGGGGCGAGCACGACCGGGCGGAGCTGATCCGGCTACAGGTACGCATGGCCCACCAGGAGACGGTCGACGGCGACGGGTCGGCGTGGTGTAGCCGGTGCGAGAACTACGCCTGGCCGGAGAAGTTCACCCGCTGGTGTCGGGGCGAGGTGTGCCGGCTCCGGCGGCGGGTGGTGGCGCTGTTCGCCCGGCACCGGTCGGAGTGGGTCAAGTCGGCGTTCGCCCACGCCCACGACGCCCACACTCGGTACGTCACCGGTCCCGACTTCCGGCCGACGCCGCCCCTGGAGGAAGGCCCGTTCCTTTGGCTGTTCCGCCGGGAGTTGGCGGCCTTCCGCCGGGGGTTCGTGGATCGCGTAACTTGCCCGTCCGCCGCTTGGCTCCCCCACGGCGACGCGATCCTGGCCCGGGAGCCGGTGACGACGGTGCGGCTCACCACGTGGCCGGAGGTGGAGTATAGGTGGGTGGCGTTCCCGTGCTGGGAGATCGTCGGCGACCCATCGCCCCGGCCGTTGCCATTCGAGGCGGTCCGCGACCACCCGGGCGGGCAGATCGCCGGGGCGCTGGCTGCCCGGTGGCCGGGCGTGGAGTTTGAGTTGCCGCCGGGGCCGGAGCTGACGGCCCGGCCGATCACCGGCGACGGGGCGGTGTTTGACAACTACCCGGTCACCCGGTGGGCGGTGGTCAACGAGCCGACCCACCCAACCGGCGACCTGCTGTTCCTGCGGACGATCCCCGACCGGCCGCCCGCCTAGCCCGGCTCGCGGGTTCCCGGCCGGCCCCCGACACTGCGGGGTATGCCGGCCTCCCTGCCAGCCTACTCGCTCACCACCCTCGGGGACGACCCCGCCCCGCCCCCCTACGCGGCCAACGAACCCGCCCAGGTGGCCCGCCGGGCGGCCCTGCGGTTCGCCGCGATCTCCCCGCCCGGCACCTGGACGAGCGACCGGTACGCCCAGGTCGCCCACTTCACCGGCCTCGTGTACTGCGCCGTCAAGGCGAAGCGGGACGCGCTGGTCGCCGCGACCGTCACCGTCACCCGACTGCGGCGCCGCAAGAAGCGGCTGCTGAAGGCGGTCAGCGCCCCCCGCCCGCACGCCCGGGACGAGGACCGGGTGCCGGTGGACGAAGCCGACCTGCTCGGCTGGTGCCTGCAAGACCTGTTCAACGACCCGAACGGCCAGGACACGTCCGGCGACCTGCTCGGCGATCTCGTCGTCCAACAGGACTTGCACGGGGTGGCCTACCTGTGGCACCCGCTGAACAAGGAGGGGAGGCCGGCCGAGCTGCACGTCCTGCCGGCGAGCGCCGTCCAGTACCTGCCGCCGTCCGGCCTCTACCCGCAGGGCGGGTACACGTTCACGTTCGCCGGCACGTTCGCCCCGCTCGGGGTGTTCGGCTCGGGCGGGATGGTGCAGTTGGACAAGCGGGAGGTGCTGGAGATCCGGGACAAGCACCCTCGCCTCTCCTACGGCACGTGGGGTCCTCTGGACGCCGGGGCCGAGTGGGTGGACCTGGCCCGGGGCATCGACATCTCGCAAAAGAAGGCGTTCGACAACGGGTTCAGCCCGGACGTGATCATCTCGGTGGACGGGGCCACGTCGGACACGATCGACGCGGTGGAGGCTCAGATCAAGGCCCGGTACGAGGGGCGGGACGGGCGGAAGGTGCTGGTGGCCGACGGGACCGGGGTGAAGGCGGAGAAGCTGAACACGGCCCCGCGGGAGATGGACTACGCCGCCTCCAAAGACCCGGCCACGAAGCAGGTGCTGGCGCTGTTCGGGGTCAACTCGACCGTCGCCGGGCTGACCGACGCCGACTCCTACGCCAGCCTGTACGCCAAGCTGCGGCAGTTCTACGGCGGCACCCTCGCCAACCTCACCGGCCGGTGGAACCAGGTTCTCACCAAGCACTTGGCGCGGCCGTTCTACGGCCCGCAGTACGCGATCGAGATCAGCGTGCCGACGCCCGACGACCCGGACCGGCTGGACAAGCAGCGGTCGGACGCCGTCCAGGGCGGGTACATGACCGTCAACGAGGCCCGGGGGCAACTGGACCTGGACCCGTGGGCGGACGGGGACGTTCCGGCCTTCGAGTTCCAGGGGCGGCGGCAGCAGGCGTACCAGCCGCAGCCGGCGGACCCAATGGCGGGCGGCGGGGCCGGGAGGGGAGGACTCGGTTCCGCCGTCCCGCCGGCGGACCAGCCCGCGGACGCCCCCCGGCCCGAGAACAAGGCCGGGAAGGGGAGCCTGCCCAACCGGCTCAAGGCGATGTCCGCCTGCGACGACGCAGCGGGCGGGTCGCTGGTGCCGCCGGCGGCGGTCGCCAAGAAGCGGAAGCGGCGGCGGGCGGCCGAGCGGTACGCGGCCCGGCTGGTCAAGTCGCTCGGGGCGGAGGTGGTTCCTCAACACGCGGAGGCGTGAGATGGACGCGGTGGAAACCGAGGCGCGGGCGGTGGTTCGGACGGTGAGCCAGGCCGACATCGACCAGATGGCGGCTGCTATCGCGGCCGCACCGATGCGGCTGGAACGGCGGGAGCCGACCCTGATCTGTTCGTTCGTGATGCCGACCGGCGAAGCCTACCGGGCGTGGGACGACACCGGCGGGGCGCTGACCGGGGACGAGATCGACCAGATGACGGTGGCCATCGCCCGGGCGGCGAAGGCCGGCCAGCCGATGCTGTTTTCCAACGGCATCCGGCTGGAAGCCATCACCCCCACGCCGGCCCGATGACCCCCCGACTGCCGTTCTACGCGGCCGTCGCCCTCGGGTTCCTGTTCGGGGCGGCCGAGGCGGCGTTCGCCGTCGGCCGGGCGAGGGGGTGGCGGTGGGCCACCTGGAAGCAGCAGAGGGGCTAATGGACGCCGACGAGCCGACCGTCATCACGATCACCCCGCTGGAGGCGGAGGCGGTCCGCGTGGCCGTCGAGGCGGTGCCGTGCGCGTTCCCGCTGTTCGCGGCCGGCTCCCCGTTCGCCTTCGCCCCGGCCCAGGCGCCGCCGGCCAAGCCGCGGTACACCCCGGCCGAGTTCGCCGCCCTGATGTGGGAGCATTTCCAGGGCGATTACGACAAGGAAGCCGCCCACTGCAACGCCGACCGGGACATGTGCGAACTGCTCCGCTCGCTCGGGTACGGCGAGGGGGCGGACGTGTTCCAAGCCGCCCCGAAGCACTACTCGTGAGGGGCCGAAATGCCTTGGGCAAAGACGGACCGGTGGTGGTTCTGGGATTACCTGTTCGCCCGGTTCCGGTGGTATCGCCGCCTGTGCGGGGGCCACTGGGAGTGGTGGTACAACGACGCCACTTGGTCCCACATGTGGTTTCAGATGGACCGCTGTAGCCGGGCGGATGACTACCGGCCCCCGTGCTGCTTTGGCCGGCCGCACTGCGAGGACTGACCCGTGCCGCTGCCGAAGTTCTACCGCCGGCTCCTGACCCGGTCCGTCCGGCAGGCGTACGCCAAGGGGCGGGCCGACGGCGAGCAGACGCTGTTGAAGGGGCTGCGGTCGGTGGCGGCGCTCAACGGCTCGGCCGCCCGGGTGCTCAAGGCCGGCCGGTGGGACGAGAGCAAGCACCCGCGGGCGGCCGACGGCCGGTTCGGCGAGAAGGCGGCCGAGCACGACCGCAAGGCGGCCGACTACCGGGCGAAGGCGGACGCGGCCCACGCCAAGGTCCGGGCGGCGGCCGACGCGGTCCGCAAGCACTGGCCCGAGGCCGGCCCCGACCTGGACGAGATCGCCGCCGACCCCGGCGGGGTGGCCGCCTCCCGCCTGCTGCGGCGGGCGCGGGTGGACGGGGTGTCGGACGCCGTCCGGGCCAAGGTGGCGGCGCTGTGGAACCTGGCCGCCGGCGGGTCGGCCGCCCGGCTGGCCGAGCGGGCGGCCAAGCACGAGGCCCACGCCGGCCGATACCGGGCGGCGGAGGCCCGGGCGGCGGCCGCCCCTCACCTGGCCGCCCTGCACGCCCTGGCCGAGACGGTCGGGGACGAGGAGGACTGGCCGACCGGCGACCCGGTGGCCGACCAGTTCCACGACGCCCTTCGGGCGCTGCCCGACCGGCCGACGGCGGCCCAGGTGGAGGCCGTCCGCCGCCCGGCCGCCGCCCTGCTGGCCCGGTTCAACGGGGTGGCCGGGCGGGAGCAGTTCGCCGCCACGGTCCGGGCCGCCGCCGTGTCCGCCGCCAAGCTGGCCGGCGCCGGGGCGTTCCGCAAGGCGGACCGTCGGCAGTTGTCGGCCGACGCCGACGATTCGGCCGACGACCCGCACGCCCTCTTGCTCGCGGCCATGCTCCAGGTGGCCGACGAGGCGGCCGAGTCGGGCGACGACCCGACCGCCGCCCTGAAGTCGCTCGCCGCCCTGGCCAAGAACCCTGATCGGCTTGCGTCGGTCCTAGCGTCGCCGGACACGCTCCAGAAGGCGTGGTCGGAGGACTTGCACCCCCGGGACGATCACGGCCGGTTCGTGTCCAAGGACCAACTCCAGGCGGCCAAGGACGATCCGGCCCTCGCCGAACGGCTCCGCTCTCGCGTCACCCGCCCCGAGGAGCGGGCGAAGCTCGACAAGGTGCTGTCCGGCGAGGCATCCGTCGGCCGGACGAAGCGGGGCGAGCAGCGCCACCAGGCCCAGCAGAAGCGGCAGGCGACGTCCAAGGACCAGCGCCGCGCCCACGAGATCGCCATGCTGGCCCTGGCCGGCCACGCCGACTGGGGTCACTTCGAGGAGTTGGCCGACCTGTTGCCCAGCCTGACCGTCGAGCAGCTGCGGAGCGTCCGCAGCGCCACCGGCGCCAGTTGGGGCGGGGAGCGGCTGAAGCGGCAGGGGATGGTCGACAAGCTGGTGGCGTTCGCCCGGGCGCAGGCCGCCCCGCCGGAGCAGGACGCCCCCGGCTCCCCGGGGTGGGAAGCCCGGATGGCGAACCGGCAGGAGGAGCCGCGGGCGGCCACCCCGGACGACTGGGAGCAGGAGCGGGTCCGGGCGGCGGCGGACAAGCTGGACCGGATGGGCCGGTGGGAAGCGGACCGGCCGGACTCCTTGCTCGCGCAAGGGGCGGCGGCCCGGGCGGGGGCGGACCTGGAGCGGGCCAACGAGTTCGCGGCCGGGGTGGCGGGTCATGTGCCCGTCGGCCCGAAGCCGGTCGAATCGACGGGAATCCCCGCCGAATCCCCGGAGCCAGAGCCGGCCGCCGAGCAGCAAAAGCCTTCAGAAAAACCGGAGGATTCTACGCCGGCCGAGACGCCGACGGCAGTGGCTCAGGACACACCAACCGAACCGGCCAAGAAGCCGCGGGGTCAGGCCGACATCCTTCGGGACATCCGCCGCAACGAACGCGAACTCGGCCGGCACGCCTTGGGCGGCCGGGTCGGCAAGCGGACGCCCGACGAGATTCAGGCGGAGATCAACCGCCTGAACGGCGAACTCCGGTCGCTGCGGTCCCGCATCCCCGCCCGGTCGGCGCCCGTTGCCGCTCCCCAGCCGAAGCCCGCCGGGTTCGACCCGGCCGCGTCTTACGCGGTGGACGGCAAGGAACCGTGGCAGATGACCTCGGCCGAGTGGCGGGCGGCCTACGATAAGTTCCGGCCGGCCGCCCCGGGCGGGGTCGGGCGGGTCGGGCCGCAGGTGTCCGCCCGGATCGGCAGCGCCCTCAAGACGCAACTCGACCGCGGGGCGAAGCTGCGGATGAACCTGCCGGACATCCCGGACGAGGCGAACGCCCACGGCCACCGCAGCGCCGGTCACCGGGACGTGATCGAAGCCGCGGTGAAGGCCGGCAAACCAGTCCCGCCGGAGGTGCTGGCTGAATACCCTGATCTGAAGCCGGCCGCCCCCGCGGAGGAGACGCAGCGGGCGATCGAGGCGATGCAAGCGGCCGGCAACCCGCCCGAGCCGGCCCCCCGGCCCGCCCCGAACCCGGCCCTGCCGCCGACCCGGCCGGAGGGGCGGCCGGCCGTCGGGGCGGAGAAGGGGCCACCCCGGCGGTTCCGCAACCAGTACGGGGTGATGGAGACGGTCGGCGACCAGCCGGCCCCCGACCTCACCCCGTCCGCCCAACTCGACCGGCCGGCGGCCGATGGCAAGCGGATGTCGCCGGCCACCCCCGACGCCGACGTGGCCGAGCGGGTTGACTACCTCACCCGCCGGCTGGAACAATTGAGGGCGAACGCCGCGTTCGGCGAGACGGCCGGGATGAAGAACGCCCGGCAGGACTTGGAGCGGGAGTTGGCCCGCCTCCAGCGGAAGCGGAAGCCCTAACCGACGGAGTGCCCTATGGTCGCCGCCGCCACCCCCGGCCGGCTGTCCGATTCCGAACTGTCCCGCATCCGGCAGGTGTTCGCCGCCGACCGGGCGGACGACCTGTGCCTGCGGGATTACCGGCCGATGCTCGCCGAGATCGACCGGCTGCGGGCGGTCGAGGCGGTCGGCGATCGGGCCGCCACCCGGCCGTAGGCCACGCACGCATCTTCCAACGCGGCCACCGCCTCGTTCTCTGTCCGATACCAACTCCGCGGCAGGTGTCGCCACAGGGCGTTCGGGAGGTGGTACGGGGTCTGGCCAGCGTTCGCGTCCCCGACGAAGTACGTCCACCCGCTATCCCGGGTCAACTCGAACCCCTCCACCCGCTCCGGCCGCACGTCGGTCAGGCGAACCGCCCGGACGGGGTGGGCGGCGAATAAGCGGCCCGCCTGGGCGACGAACACCCGGATTGGCACGAACACCTCGTCCACAAACCCGCGGCGAACGACGGCCAACGGGGCTAGCGCCCAGGGGTTGTGCAGCACCCCCAAGGCGGTCGCCCACAGCGGGCCGGCTATCGGCCCGAGGCCCGACAGGTCGATCGACCGCATCCGGCTCCACAGTTCTTTTTCTCGCGCCAGCAGCCGGCACCCGGAACAGTCGCCGGCCGCCTCGGCGTCGCCGCGGTGCCACTCCTCGGCGGCCAGGTCCGGCCGCTTGGCGTGTTGCGGGTACTCCCGGGTCAACTCGCACTGGACGCGGATAAACTCAGCCCGCTCCGGCTGGCCGTGCTCGTCCAGCCAGTCGGCTAGCACCAAGCGGGGCAGGTCGTCCGTGGGGTTGGCCAGTACCGACTGAACCAGGGCGTCACACTCGGTCGTTTGCACTGCGCACCTCCGGCAACAGTATACCCCTCGCACACCCGGACTCGCGGGTTCCCGGCCCCCGCCGGACAGTGGGGGCATGGCACCCGCCGCCCGGTTCCTGTCTCCGATCACCCCCGCCCGGCACCTGAAGGCCGTGCGGCCGGGCGTCGTCCAGGCCGTGCTGACCTGGCCGTGCCCGGACCGGGAGGGGGACTACGTCGAGCCGAGCGGCTGCGACTTCACCCCGTTCGAGCAAACCGGCCGGGTGGTGGACTGGACGCACACCATCCCGATCGGCCGGGGGACGGTCCGCAAGGCCAAGCTCGACAACCACGTGGTGCCGGTCGGGGAGACCACCTTCTTCGCGTCGGACGCCGACATCGGCCGCGACATCGACCTGAGCATCCGCGACCACCTCGGGCGGTTCACCGGTCGGCGGTACGCGAAGGCGGACTGCCGGCGGGCGGCCGACCACGCCCGGGCGCTGGTCGAGAGCGACCAGGCCACCGGCGTGTCCCTGGAGTTCACGCTGCGGAAGGGGTTCTACCGGAAGCTGGCCGAGACCGGGCCGGCCGGCCGGCCGCCGCTGGCGGTGTACAAGTGTGACGTTCACCGGTACGCCCACGCGATGGAGCCGGTCAACCCGAACGCCCGGACGCTGATCCCCGACCGCTTCGAGAAGGCGGTCCGCCTCGCCGAGACGGGCCGCCTGCCCGGCGGCGAGCCGCTGTCCCCGTTCATCCTGGAGCCGCTCCGCATCTTCAAAGCCTTCCCCCGGTCCCCGCTGGTCGTCGGCGGGTGGGTCGGGGAGGCGGACCCCGACGCCCGGAGGAAGGCGATGGACGAGACCGCCCTGATGGACCCGCCCGCGGACGCCGCCCCGCCGGCCGACGAGCCGACGGGGGCCGACACCACCCCGACCGCCCAGGCGGCGTACACGCTCGCCCAGGGCTTGTCCGACCTGTCCGCCGCGGTCGGGGACATGCTCAGCAAGGGCGAGCACGTCAAGGGCCGGCAGAAGGTCAAGAAGCTGCTCGACAAGCTGGCCGGTCTCGCCGACGAGGCGGCGGCCGTGGCCGAGATGGTCGAGGGCGACGTGGCCGACGAGCCGGCCGACGACGAGCCGGCGGCGGACGAGGAGAGCGACGACGACGCCGACGACACGGACACATACGAGGAGTCGGGCGAGGCCGACGACGAGGAGCGAAAACCGGCCGACGAGCCGCCGGCCCCGAAGCTGGCCAAGGCCGCCGACGGCCGGATCGTCACCAAGAGCGGGTTCAAGGCCAAGCGGTTCGCCCTATCGGACGTGCAGGAACTGCCGGCCGTGCCCGTGCAGAAGGCCGAGCCGCGGAAGCTGACCAAGGCGGAGAAGGCCCGCAAGCAGGCGATCGCCGACCTGAACAAGCAGTTGGCCCGGATCGAGGCCCACTACCTGACCGCGAAGCAGTAACCCCCGTGCCGGCGGGAGCCGGACCGTTGACCCCCTGACCCCCGGAGCAAGACCATGCCGGCCGTCGCCGACCCGGACCTCGCCGCGGTGAACGCGAAAGTGGACACCCTCATCGACACGCTGAAGAAGGCCGAGCGGACCCCCGCGAAGGTGCCGCACCACACCGCCCCCTACGTCACCACCGGCGCCGTCGGCACCGACAGCCGCGGGTTCAGCCTGTCCCGCCTGCTGTGGGCGCAGCGGACCGGGGCGACCGACGGGGCCAAGGACGAGCTGGCCGCCTGCGAGCGGTACACCAAGGCGCTGCGGGACGCCGAGCACCTGCCCGGCAACCTGTCCGGCGACCCGAACGCCGTCCTGCTCCCGCTCGGGTCCGAGCTGCTGCCGAAGTCCGTCCACGACCAGGACGGGTACAAGGTGTTCAAGGCGATGTGGGTGGCCGGCGCCGCCGGGGCCGACCCGGACGAGATGGCGTGGCTGATGCGGAAGGCCGCCCTGTCGTACCTGAACGACACCACCGGCGGCACCCTGGTCGCCCCGCCCGTCCAGGGCGAGCTGATCGACCTGATGCGGCCGAAGGAGGCGATGATCAACGCCGGGGCGACGGTCGTCGGGCTGCCGCCGAACGGTCGGATGGTGTTCCCCCGGCAGACCGGCCCGTCGACCATGTACTGGGTGGGCGAGAACACCTCGATCACCGAGAGCAACATCACCACCGGGCAGGTGGCCCTGCAGGCGAAGAAGGGCGGGGTGTACCAGACCCTGCCGAACGAGCTGATCAAGTACGCCAGCCCGGCGGCCGACGCCCTGGTCCGCAACGACGCGGCCAAGACGCTCGCCCTCGGCCTGGACTACGCCTGCCTGTACGGGAGCGGGTCGGCCGCCCAGCCGAAGGGGCTGACCCTGTACACGGCCACCAACCAGCTGATCGACTACGCCGGCCTGTCCCCGGCCCCGAAGGGGGTGGCGACCAACGGGAACACCCTCCGGCCGGAGGACGCCTACCGGATGATCGGGCTGATCGAGGACCGCAACTTCGAGTTCGGCGGGTGGATCTTCCGCCCGTCGATGGCGAACAACGTGGCCGGCTACCGGGCGGACGCGGTGACCACCGGGGACGCGGCCGGGGCGTTCGTCCAGGGGCTGATGCGGCAGATCGGCGACCGGTTCCCGATGGACACCTGGGGCGGGTACAAGGTCACCAAGTCGTCGGTCGTCCGCAACGACTACACCAAGGCCGGCGGGTCGAACCTGACGGAAGTGTTCGGCGGCGCCTGGGAGCACGCCCTGCTCGGGATGTTCGGCAGCGTCGAGGTGACGGCCAGCAACACCGCCGGCAGCACCTTCCAGCAGGACCAGACGGCCGTCCGGGCGCTCATCTGGGCCGACTTCGCCCTGCGGTACGAGGGGGCGTTCGTCCGGTACAAGGAACTGACCAACAGCCCGAACTAACCGGGCCGACCGAGGACGGGGCGGGACCGGGCGAGCCGGCCCCACCCCCCGCACACCCCCCCCACCCGACCCCGACCGGAGACCCGACCGTGGCGAACTTCGCAGGCGACCTGACCCCGCACATCATCTCGGCGACCCTGTACGGGAACACGACCGGGGTGACGACCAGCGCCAACCTCCAAGGGGCGTCGGTCGACCTGGCGGACAACGTGGGCAACGTGATCACCGCCGTGGCGGTGGTCGGGGTGGTGACCGGCACCAGCCCGACGATGGACGCGAAGATGCAGGAGAGCACCGACGGCACGACCTGGACGGACGTGACCAGCGGGGCGTTCACCCAGATCACCACCAGCAGCCAGGTGCAGGCGCTGGCGATCAAGCCGACCAAGCGGTACGTCCGCTGCACCGGCACCGTCGGCGGGACCAGCCCGGTGTTCCCGACGCAGGTGGTGGTGTACGCCGCCCGGCGGCACGTTCCGACCAGCTTCGGCGGGTTCAACAACACCGCCGCCGGGGTCTGACCGGCGGGCGGGGTATAGTGTGGTGGGTTCCGGCCGCCGCGGGGGCGGCCGGTGTCGTTTCCTCCCGAGGGTTCCCGATGTCCGACGCGCCGCCGCTGATGGCGCCCGCCGCCCTGCCGCCGAAGGTGCGGCTGATGGTCTGCCTGTTCACCTACGACCGGTGGGTCTGCGACCAGCTCGTCACCTGGGCGTGCGGGGTCGGCCCGCGGCTGACCGACCACCCCCGGGTCGACCGGGTGTCGGTCGGCACCACCCACGGCTACCCGACCGACCGCGCCCGCAACGCGGCCTGCAAGGAGGCCCGGGACCAGGGGTTCGACTTCCTGCTGATGGTGGACGACGACACCCTGCCGGACTGCGAGCTGGGCCGCGACCCGGCGGCCGTCCCGTTCCTGCCGGCGGCCCTCGACTTCGCCCTGGCCCACGACGGCCCGTGCCTGGTCGGCGCCCCGTACTGCACCGCCCCGCCGCTCCAGGAGGTGGTGGTGATGAAATACCGCGAGGCGGTCCCGGACACCCCCGGCGGGGCCGGGTTCCGGATCGACAAGTACACCCGGGACGAGGCGGCCCAGCAGGCCGGGATCGGCCGGGTGGCGGCCCTGCCGACCGGGTGCCTGTTGGTCGACCTGCGGGCGCTGGCGGTGCTGCCCCCGCCGTGGTTCCACTACGAGTTCGCCGACCCGCCGTTCAACACCCGGCTCGCGTCCACCGAGGACATCGCGTTCACCCGCAACTGTGACTGGGTGGGGGTGCCGAGCTACTGCACGTGGGACAGTTGGGCGGCCCACCAGAAGTCGTTCCTGGTGGGCAAGCCGAAGGCGTCGCCGGTGGACGAGGTGCCGGCGGCGGTGTGGCGGGCGTTCCAGGCGGGGCACCGGCCGAAGCTGTACGCACCGCCGGGGGTGGCGCCAGCCGGCTGACCGGCTCGCGGGTTCCCGCCCGCGCCCGCATCGTGTGGGCATGGCCGTCGCCAACTTCGCCACGGAATGCGACCTGACCGCCCGCGTGCCGGCCGCCACCGGCCGGGCCGCGGCGGCGGTGCTGGCGGCCGCCCAGGCCAGCGTCATTGCCTTCTTGAACTACGACCCCCGGCCCGTCCGCGCCACCGAGTGGTACGACGGCACCGGCACGTTCTTCCTGGCCCTGAAGCGGCCGACGGCGGCGGACCTGATCGAGTCCGTCACCGAGTTCACCCCCTGGGCGGCCGGCGACGCCGGCACCGTCCTGACCGCCGACGCCGACTACGTCCTCCGCTCGCCGTTCGTGCTGGAGCGGATCAACCGTACATGGCCGACCCGGTACGAGCGGCCGCCCGGCCGGCTGGCCTCGAACCAAGAGACGGCGAAGCGGGCCGTATCCGTCGACTACACCGCGAGCGGGGACGCCGGTCTGCTCGGGGTCTGCAAGGAGGCGACGCTGGAGATCGCCACCACCATCTGGCGCGTCCGGCCGGCCGGGTTCGGGTTCCAGACGTCGGAGTCGGTGGACGGGTACTCGCAGTCGTTCACGCCGTTCCAACTCGGCGGGGCCGTCACCCCGGCGCTGGTCAGCCCGACGGCCCAACTGCTGCTCAAGCCGTTCCGCCGGCCGGCCATCGGGGGGCTGTGACGTGCCGAACTCCACCGCCGTCTGGATGAGCGGGATTTCGCCCAACGCCACGGCCCGCATCGAAGTCAAAACGACCGGCCGGGACTCGGCCGGCGGGGTCACCGAGACGTGGGCGACGCTGGTCAGCAACGTGTCGCTGCTCATCAGCCAGGCGGGCGGCGGGCGGCCGGGGCAGTGGGACGGCAAGCCGAACAAGCCCCGCGGGACGGCCACCGGGTTCGACGAGAATTTGAACCGGGCCGATGTGCGGCTGGTGGTGACCGCCGGGTTCCTCGCGGGGCGGACGCTGACGGTCGACGACGTGGCGTACCACCCGGGCGGGAACTACGTCCCGGCCCGGTACACGGCCCACTGGTCCTTCGCCCAGCCGGCGACGTGAGGTAGCCCGTGGCCGCCGACGTGATCTCCGCCTGCCTCGCGTATTACGACTCGCTGTCGTTCAGCGGCCGGCCGCCCATCTACTTCGCCGAGGCGCCGGCCAAGACGGACGCCGGGGCGACCCTGCTCCCGCCGTACACGGTCTTACTGGATGACGGCACCACCTCGGCGTTCACCGAGGAGCTGGTCCCGATCGAGACGACCAAGGTCCGGTTCCACTGCTACGCCAAGGGGCTGGCGGACGCGGTCGCCACCGCCCGCGGGATCAAGTACGACCAGGGGGCGCCGGACGCCCGCGAGGGGTTCGACTTCGCCCCGCCCGACGACTTCCCGCTGGACGCGACGGCCGGGGTGCTGCTGGACGGCGGGCTGGTCCGGACGGCCGAGCGGCGGTTTGTGACCCCCGACCGGCTGGACGGAACCCGAGTTCATATGGTCGAGCTGTCCTACATCCTCGTCGTCCGGATCGGAGACGTGTCCACGTGACCAACGCCAAGCTGACGTTCGACGGCTCGCTGCTGGTCTCGGGGGCGTTCGCCCCGCCGGCCGTCACCGGGGCGGACGTGGCCACCGCCCTGTCCCGGCAGCGGGCGTTCCCGCGGCTGGCCCTGACCACCGGCACCGGCGCCGGCAAGGTGAGCAAGGTCGTCTGGACGGTCCGCACCCTGGCCGCGTCCGCCAGCGACACCCTCGACCTGTTCGCCGGGTCGGCCCTGACCGACCCGTTCGGGGCCGTGGTCACGTTCACGGTCGTCAGGTTCGTGATGGTTGCGCAGGTGGCGAACCCGGACGCGACGGCCGACGGGTCGGGGCTGTCAGTCGGCGGGGCGGCCAGCAACGCCGTCGGGCTGTTCGCGGACGCGAGCGACATCTACGTGGTCCGCGGGGTGTCGGCCCTGCCGCTGCTCGTTGGCGACCCGACCGGCCTCACGATCGACGGCACCCACAAGAACCTCAAGGTGTTGAACAACGACGGGGCGTTGTCCAGCTCCTACCTTCTGGCCCTGGCCGGCGAGTAGCCGCCTCGCGGGTTCCCGCTCGCCCCCGGACCGTGGGGGTATGCCGATCATCATCCCCGAGCCGCCCGAGTCCGAGTTCGACCCGGAAACCGACTGGCTCGAAACTCTCGATCAGACGCAGCCGGGCGGCGGCGACCTCGTGTCCTGCGACCGGAGCGAGGGGCAACTGGTCGGCAGCATCCCGTTCCGCAAGAAGCGGGACGCCAGCAAGAAAATCCTCGGCTACTCCTACGCGGACGCCGGTGCCCCCTACGAGATGCACCGGGTCGCCCCGTGGCGGCACCCGGCCATGCCGTGGCTGTGGGCGACCGGGGTGCGGTTCGCCGGCTTCTCCCCGGTCGGCAACGCGACCGACCCCGACTTCCAGAACTTCCCGAAGATCGAGTCGCCGGAACCGGACTACGATCTAGCCGCCTACGGCTGCTACAACCGGGCGGCGGTCGCCGTTAGCTTCGGCCAGCTCCCGTTCCTCGTGATCGACGACGACGAGGCGGGCGGTCTCCTGACCGAGTACCAGCGGTACTTTGTCCAGTGGGCGGAGATCGAGTCGGCCCTGGACACGATCAACGCCCAGACCGGCGAAATCCTGTGGGCCGAGGGGCCGAAGGCCGGGCAGGCGATCCAGCAGGGAATATCAGAGTATCGTGTAATAACACGATATACTGCACGTTGGATTCAAGTGCCGGAAACGTACCTGTTCGACCAGGGGCAGGCGAAGAAGATCCAGGCGGCCATCGGCACCCTGAACAACGCCACGTTCCTCGGTTTCCCGGCCCAGACCCTGTTGTTCCAGCCGCCCCGGTTCCGGCGGTACGCCCAGCCGGTGTACACGGCCGACGGGCAGGGGTTGTTTGCGTACGACGTGGACCTGACCTGGCTTTTTTTCGACCCAGTTCAGGCGGCCGCCAGCCCGCTCAAGCGGGGCTGGCAACTGCTCCCCGACTCGTCCGGCAAGGTCGGCGCGAACGGGGCCGCGTGGTACACGGCCAAGCGGTCGATCGGCAGCTCCGTGTACCTCTGGCCCGAGACCGATCACTCGAAAATTTTCGACCACGTGCTGAAGCCGTAGCCGCGGACTCGCGGGTTCCCAGCCGGTCCCGGAGAGTGGGGCTAGCACCCCAGCCCGGAGGCCGTCCCGATGTCCGCCCTGAACTCGCTGAACCCTTCCGTCGGGTATGCCGGGCGGATCAAGCACATCGCGGCGGCCATCGCCGACCTGCAGAACGGGTTCATCGACTGGACGCAGGTGCTGACCACCGTCATCAACACGTCCGTGACGCGGTGGGAGTACAGCCCGGAGGTGTCCAACACGCCCCTCATGACGTTCGAGAACCCGGTCAACAGTAACACGGGCGTCGTCTACGAGCGGCAGCTCATCGGCGGCGGCGGCCGGTTCCGGGTGACGATCGAGGGTGTGGTCGACGCCGACAACACCAACGCCGGCACCCCGGGCACGGCCAAGAACACCCTGGAACGATTCCGCGAGGGATCGTTCATAAAGGCTGACCTGTACTTCAACAAGACCGGCCTGTACGGGCTGGTCGGCGTCGAGCTGAAGATCCTCAACGTCCGGGCGGGGGCGATCGCCGGCCCCGACCCGAACAAGTTCACCGTCGAGTGCGTCGGCGACGGCGCCCCGCCGGCCCCCTCCTACGCCACGTAACCACCGATGCCAGAAGAACCCCGCTCCTCCGTCCAAGACCTGCTCGGGGCGGCCGGCGCCCCGCCGGTCGTCTCCCACGCCGGCCGGGACTACCCGCTGGTCGCCGATCAGGCGGCGGCGGCCCGGTACGAGCGGCTGGTGGCCCAGTGGGCGACCGACGCCGTCCTGGCCCTCAAGGGCGACCTGCCGGCCGAGGTGTACGCCGACACCTACGCCGACCTGCGGGCCGACCTGAAGGCCCGCAAGCACGCCCGGGGCGGCTCCCTGTGGCAGCAGGCCACGCAGTCGGCCGACTCGGACGCTCTGTTCCTGGCGGCCCTGATGGGGGTGGACTGGGCGACCGCGGTGGCCGCGATGGACGCCGACCCGGACCGGGTGCGGCTGGCGCTGGTGGAGGCCATCCCGGATTTTTTGGCCCTCCTCCTCCGGGGCATGGGGGCGACCCCGGGGGAGATTCGGGCGAAGGCGGCGGCCGCGCTGGCCGCGCGTGGTTTCTCGGCCGGCTCGCCGCCTGGCCGCTGAGTCAGGAACCGTGGTGCTTCCCGCCGGACGTGCTGGCCCGGCTGACCGACTTCCAGGTGTGGGAGCTGTACCTGAAGCCGGCGGCCGACCGGGCGGCCGAGACGGACCGGCGGGCCAAGGGGCGGCCGGCGGACATCCCGGCCGACGACGGCGGGGTGCCGGACAAGACGGCGTTCGTCATCGCCATGCTGAGCACTTACGGCGGGACGGTCGAGAAGTACGAGGCCGACTGGGAGCGGATGAAACGGGAGGCGGACGATGCCGCTGCCGGTACTAGCGGGGGCCGCGGCGACCGCCCTCGGGGCGTCTGAGGGGACGGCCCTGGCCGCCGAGGCGGCGACCGCCGCCGGCCTCGGGGCGCTCACCAAGTCGCTCACGTCCGTCCGGTCGGCGGTGGCCGGCTGCCAGGAACAACTCACGGACTTCGCCCGCGGGGTCGGGCTGGTCGGGCTGGGGCTGACCGCCGCCGCGACCGCCGCCCAGGCCGCGGGCAACCAGCTCGCCGCGTTCGTTTCCCGCTTCTCGCCGGCCGCCGTCGCCCGCTTCCAACTCGCGTCCGACAACCTGACGGCCAGCATCGGCCGGCTGCTCCTGCCCGTCCTCGACAAGCTGACGCCGGTCCTGCGGACGATCGGGGACGCCTTCGGTTCCTTGCAGGCCAACGGCAAGACGGTGGCCGTCGCGGCGGCGGCGGCCGGTGCCGCGATCGGGGTGGCGACGGCCGCGGTGGTCGGGCTCGGGGCGGCCGTCACGGTCGCGTTCGGCGGCATCCCGTTGCTGGTCGGCGCGGTGGCCGGCGGGATGGTGGGGCTGGGGGTCGCCCTCAAGGACGTGGCCGCCGTGCAGAAGGCCGCCGCCGGCGTGCTGAACGAGGCGGTCCGGGTGGTGAACGCCTTCGGGGCGGCCGTGCAGGTGCTCGTCCCGGCACTGGAACCAGCGGCGGACGCGGCCGGCCGACTGGGCAAGGCGGTCGCCGACCAGCTCATCCGGGCGGTGCTGGTGGCCGCCCCGGCACTGGAGCGGGTCGGCGGAGTGGTGGTGGACGTGTTGGACGCCCTGGCCGACGCGATGGGGCCGTTGCAACCGGTCATCGACCGGATCGTCGGGGTGGCCACCCGGTTCGGGGCGGCCCTGGCCGAGTACTTCGGGGCCAAGGTGTCGGCGGTCGCCGGCCTGCTCGCGGACCTGGCCCCCGGGCTGGAGTCGTTAACAGAGTCAATCGGGGAACTGCTCGGCAGCGGGTTCGAGCTTGTAAGCGAGGTGTTCGACGCGGTCGCGGACTCGGTGTTCGGCCTGACGGACGGGGCGGACGGGCTGAACGACGCCTTGGACCTCATGGCCGGGGCGGTTCGGTTCGTTGCCCGGGAGGTGCTCCCCACCCTGACGGCCAACCTCGTCCAGACGGTCCAGATGGTGGCCACCACGTTCGAGGTGCTGTCCGCCTCGCTGACGGCGGCCCTTTCCCCGGCGAAGGTGCTAGCCGGTGTGGTCAGCGGCCTGTTCGGGTTTGTCACCCGGGCCGCTTCCCCCGGCGAGGAGCCGGTGCCGGACGCCAGCGGGGCCGGGGGGCTGCGGGAGGGGGCCGGGGCGACGGCCGCCCGGCCGGGGAGCAGTTCGGACCTGCTGGCCGAGATCAAGCGGACGCAGGAGATCGCGTTCGGGAACAGTGCCGGCAAGCCGGAGGAGCGGACGGCGAACTACGCCGCCGGGATGGCCCAGACCCTGACCGACCTGCTGAAAGAGACGCAGAACGAGCTGCCCAAGAAGATTGCGACCAACTTGGCCACCGCCCTAAAGCAGACCGGCGGCTCGGCCTACCAGTCGGCGTCCGACTCGACCGCCGGGCAGTTCGCCCGGGCCACCGTCCCGGGGTTGAACGTGGCGGACTGGCTAGCCCGGCAGGCGGCCCAGCAGGTGTTCGGCGACTGACCTACGGCTTGTACGTCCACTGGTCGCGGGTGACGGCCACCGCGAACCGGCCGGTCCCGCCGTAGGCCGTCGCGTCGAACGACACCGTCACCTCGTTCGCCCCGGGTGGGGGCCGCTCGAACACGACCTTGTCTGCCCCGGCCGCGTCGCTCCGGAGCCGCAGGACGCGGTCCACCCGGATCATCCCGTCCACGTCGACGTACCCCCCGAACTCGTCGGTGATGGCCACCGGCTTGTACCGGTTCCCCTTGTCGTCGGTGGCCGTCGCCCGGCGGGTCTGGGGGTGGATGTCGAATGTGCGGTCCGGGTCGGCCACCCGGATTTCCAGGCTGACGACCAGCGACACCGGGTAGTTCATCTGCCGCTTGGCGATCTGGGTGCGGCCGAGGACGTTCGTCTCCCGGGCGCCGGTTACGCGGACTTCGGCGTCGCCGACCTTGATCCACTCGCCGATCTTGTGGACGGCGGCCGGGCTGGCGGCGCCGGTCGGGTCGCTGGTGGTATTGGCCATTCGGCCCCGTGGCCCCAATGCGGCGCCAACCAGGGCAAAGCCGATACACCCGGCTACCGCAACGCCGACGCCGCCCAGGATCATGACCAGCGGGAGAGCGGAGGACGGCTTCCGCCGCCGGGGGCGGTCGTCGTACTCCTCGTCCCGGTCGTCATCCTCGTCCTCGAACCGCTTGCGGGCCATGACTTCCCCCGTCCCGTAGTTCGCCGCCGACGGGGCAAACTTTACCGCTTGCGACGGCCCGCGCCTAGCCGGTCCCGGTGAACTCCCGTGCCAAACGGTGCGGAAAGAATTCGCGCCGAATTGATTCCGCACTTTTCTCCCACACCTCGCGGGTTCCCCCCGGCCGGCGGACGATGCGGGCATGGCCTTCCGCTTCGCCCCAGGTCCGCTCAGCGCCGCCGCCGCCGCCGCGCTCAACTCGCTCGCGGCGATGGCCGAGCGGGCGGCCCGGCTCACGGCCGCCGCCCCGCTGGCGATCAGCGAGGCGGGCGGGAACAAGGTGCTGTCGATCAACCCGGCCGCCGTCACCGCCGGGCTGGTGGCGTTCGTCCGCCCGACCAACACCCGCACGTCCGGCCGCTACCCCGGCTACCTCCAAACGTACTCCGTCGACGCCAACACGTGGGCGGACGTGACCAGCCCGGCCGTCTGGCTGGTGCACCCGAACGGGGGCGAGCTGCCGAGCGAGGTCAACAGCGAGCTGACGAGCACCCGGGTGCCGTGCGTGTACGCCGGGCGGCTGGCGGCCGACGGGCTGGCGGTGTACCTGGCCCTGGCGGTCCCCGGGTTCCTGACCGACTGGGCGTGCGTCGGCGGCACCACCCCCCGCACCTACTTCGACCCGGACAGCGGGGGCCGCCCGTAATGGCGTCGGCCGACAAGACCGGCGGGTGCTGCTGCGGCGGCGGGTCGACCGACTGCTGCCCGTCCGGCGACCCGCCGGACACCCTCTGCCTGACGTTCTCGGCCGACGGGTGGACGGCCAACGCCGACGGCGGCGGGCCGGGGCCGGAGACGTTCGCCGGCAAGGCGTTCGAGTTCACCCGCCGGCCGGCCGAGGACGGGACGTGCGTCTGGGCGAGCGAGCCGCTGGCCGTGTACTGGACGAACCCGACGACCGGGGACGACTACGGCCCCGCGGTCCCGACCGACTTCGGCATCAACTCGTTCCGCATCACCTTCAGCTCGGGCGGCCGGGCGACGATCGCGGGCACGGCCAACGCCTACTTCCACAACAACGCCTTCGCCGGGTTCGTGACGGCCAACATCAGCGGCACCGCCGACCTGCCCACCCCCGGCGTGGCCGGCTGCCTGCCGCAGACGTTCACCCCGGTCGGCTACTCGTGGGTGTCGCCCGGCGGGGTGCCGGTCAGCCCGACCACGACGGCCACGGCCACCCTGACCGCCGGCCCGTGCCCGGCGATGGGCGTCACCCCGGCCCTCGCGGCGACTTCGGCCCCGGCCCCGGCCGTCGCCCCCTGCCGGTTCGAGGGGAGCGAACTGACCGGGATGGCCCGGCGGCTGGCCGGCCTGGATCACCGGCGGCGGTGGTACAAGTGCGGGCTGCCGGGGTTCGCCCGGTTCGGGCTGCCGGTCACCGATTGTCAGAGTTGCGGCGTCAGCCCGGAGCGGCGGTGCGGGCCGCGGACCTGCCCCGGGTACATGGCGGCCGAATGACTGCCGCCTCGCGGGTTCCCGCTGGGATGGGAAGAATGCCGACATGAAATGAGTAGAGCCGTGCTCCCTCGCCAAAGGTTTGCACGGCCCTGCTCGCTCTGACCGCACCCGGCTCCGTGGGCATTCTACCACACGAGGAGCCGGGTGTGGTCACGCACGTCGCCAATCCCTCGCAACTGCCGTACCGATCGAACTGGCGGCGGGACGACCCGCTCGCCCCCCTCCGCAACCCCCTCCTGCCCAGCGGGTATCACGGGGTCTACCCGAAGGGGCGGAACCGCTACCAGGCGAAGCCGTACCGCAAGCAGTCGATCGGCCACTTCGCCACCCCGGAGGCGGCGGCGGTAGCCGTGGCGGCATGGTGGAAGGACCGGTACGGCCCGGACTGGCCGCGGTGGTTCGCCAAGCGGAAGGACCAGGCCTGGCGGGTCATCCGGATCGACCGGCCGGCGGGGAAGGTGCGGCTGGTGGCCACGTTCACCGCGGACGGCCGGTGGGAGGCGTGGCCGGTGCGGAAGGGCGACCGGGTGTACCAGGCGGTCTGCTGGATCGACGGGGTCAGGGCGGTGTGCTTCCCGCCGCTCCACCAGGCGACGGCCTACGCCGACCGGCGGAGCGCGGCGGCCGGGTTCCGGCAGTGGTCAAGGCAGAATTTGGGGCTGTTCGCCCCGGCCGTGCTGAAGCGGTGCGGCTAGCCGGCCGGGGGCGGGATCGGGCCGGCGAACCGGCCGCCCCGCAGATCGCTCAGCGGCACCCAGTCGTCATCCGATGCGTCGTAATAGCACCAGCACTCGCCCCCTTCCCGGGCCTCCACCTCGATGACCCGCGGGGCGACGGCGTTGGTCGCCCAGTACCACCACCAGCCGGCGCGGCCCGGCCATTCGGTCGTCCACGTCATCGCGCTCCTCCGTGGGTCCGCCGGATTATACCCCGGCTCGCGGGTTCCCGCCGGCCGCCGGAAACTGCGGGCATGAGCTGCGTGACCGCGACCGACTCGATCTGCGTGGCCCAGGGGGAGGACTACGCCGACACCCTGGCGGCGGTGGACGACGCCGGGGCGGCCCTGGACGTGACCGGGTGGGCGTGGGCGGGCGGCCTCTACCCGGCCCAGAACGGCGGCCCGGCCCCGGGCGGGGCGCTGCTGCTGGACTTCGCCCCGCTCGTCACCCTCACCTCGGCGACCGCCGCCCCGCAGTGGGCGATCCTGGCCCCGCGGGCCGCCCTGGCGGCCGCCCTGCCGGCGCCCGGCACGTACTGGCTGGAGCTGTTCTTCGACGACGCGGCCGGCCACCGGAAGCGGGCGGCGACCACGTTCAACTACGAACCGAGCGGGGGCGGCTGATGGCCGTGGTGTTCCAGTTCGGCGGCGGCCAGGGGCCGGCGGGCGTCGGCGTCCCGGCCGGGGGGACGACCGGCCAGGTGCTGGCGAAGGCGTCGGGCACCGATTACGACACGGAGTGGGTGGACCAGGGGGGCGGGGTGCCCGGATCGGGCACCGTCACCTCGGTCAGCGTCGCCACGGCCAACGGGTTCGCCGGGACGGTGGCGACCACCACCACCACCCCGGCCATCACCCTCAAGACGACCGTCACCGGGCTGCTGAAGGGCAACGGGACGGGGGTGTCGGCGGCGGTCGCCGGGACGGACTACCTGGCCCCGACCGGCAGCGGGGCGGGGCTGACCGGGGTGGCCCTGCTCGCCGGGGCGACGTTCGCCGGGGGCGTGTCGGCCCCGAGCCTGACGGCGGCCAACGGGAACGGGAACGGGTTCGCGGTCGGCCCCGGGGACGCGGTCTCGTACTGGTTCGTCACCAACACGGCCGGCGGCGGGACGGTCGCGTGGGCGACGACGGCCAGCGGCACGTTGCAAATGCGGTCGAGCGGCGCCGGCAGCTCGCCGCAGGCGACGTGCCAGTGGGAGGTGGCCGGCGCCGCGGAGCACGGGTTCCGGATCGACGCCCCGGCGGCGTACACCGGGGACGGGTACGCGCTTTACGTCAACGGCGTCAAGGTGTGGTCGGTCAGCGGGTCGGGGGCCGTCGCCGCGGCGGGGGCCGTCACCGGCTCCAACCTGTCCGGCACGAACACCGGCGACCAGTTCACCGGCACCACCGCCGGCGTCCTGCTCGGCCGCCGGTCCACCGGGGCCGGGCCGGCGGAGGAGATCACCCTCGGGGCGGGGCTGTCCCTGACCGGCACCACCCTGACGGCGTCCGGCGGCGGGGGCGGGGCGCCGGCGACGGCCAGCTACCTGACGCTCGGGACGGACGGCACGCTCACCAGCGAGCGGGTGCTGACCGCCGGCACCGGGATCACCCTGACCGACGCCGGGGCCGGCTCCACCCTGACCGTCGCCGTTACGGCCAACACCTACCAGCCGCTGGACGCCGAGCTGACCGCCCTCGCCGGGCTGACGAGCGCGGCGAACAAGGTGCCGTACTTCACCGGCAGCGGGACGGCGGGCGTGACCGACTTCACGGCCGTCGCCCGGCAGCTGGTGGCGAACGTCTCCGCCGCCGGGATGCTGACGACCCTCGGCATCGACGGGGCGAGCGATGTGACGTTCGCCTCGGTGACGGCCACGCTGATCGGTGACGGGTCGCTGATCTCGAACATGGACCCGTCGGCCCTGGCGACCGCTGTCCCAACGTCCAAGGGTGGCCTCGGGGCGAACAACTCGGCCGCCACCGGCATCCCGGTGTTCGCGGCCGGGACGGCGACGGTGACGGCCGCCACCGGGACCGGGGCGCCGGTCCGGGCCACCAGCCCGACGCTGGTGACGCCGGCCCTCGGCACCCCGTCCAGCGGGACGCTGACCAACTGCACCGGGCTGCCGGTCGGCGGCATCTCGGCCACCGGCACCCCGTCGGGCAGCACGTACCTCCGCGGGGACGGCGCCTGGGCGACCCCGGCCGGCGGCGGGGGCGGCACCGTCCAGCCGTCCCAGATCGACCACCGGCTGACGACCGAGAGCGGGGTGTCCGTCAGCACGAGCGACCGGACCGGCCAGAGCACCCTGTACCTGACCCCGTACAAGGGCACCCACGTCAGCCTGTACGACGGGTCGGCGTGGCAGGACCGGACGACGGCCGAAATCTCGCTCGCCCTGTCCGGGCTGACGAGCGGCAAGAACTACGACGTGTTCGCCTACTACACCGGGTCAGCGGTGGCCCTCGAACTGTCCGCCGCCTGGGCGAGCGACACCGCCCGGACCGACGCCCTGACCACCCAGGACGGGGTGGCGGTCAAGAGCGGCGCCCTCACCCGCCGGTGGGTGGGGACGATCCGCACCACCGGCACCACGACCACCGAGGACAGCCAGGCGAAGCGGTTCGTGTGGAACGCGGCCAACCAGGCGTCCCGCACCCTGTATGCCTACAACAACACGTCCCACAGCTACGGCACGGCCGCGTTCCGGGAGTGGAACGGGGCCACCAACACCCACTGCGTCGAGTGGGCGACCGGCGAGGTCGGGGTGGTGGCGAGCAGCGGGTGGATCGAGTTCAACGCCCCCGGGGGGGCGACCGCCATCGCCACCCTGAGCCTGAACAACGCGGCGGCCGAGGGGGACGGGGCCGCGCTCAGCCAGTCGAGCGGGTTCGTGCGGGCCAACCCGGGGTTCGTCGGGGCGGCCCGGGCCGGGTTCAACCGGCTGACCGTGACCGAGTACGCGACCAGCTCCTGCACGTTCAACGCCTACAAGATCAGCGGGGGGGTGTGGGCGTGACCGTCCTCCGCCGCGACCGCCCGGCCGTCCGCCCGGCCGGCACCGTCATCGACCACGGCGGGGCCGCCGACTACAGCTCCCAGCTGTACGACCCGGCCCTGTACTGCGCCAAGCCGGGGGACGCCAGCAAGCGGCTGCTGTACCTGTCGGTCATGGGCGCCCCGCTCGGCTCCGGGACCGGCCAGGGCGGGGTGTTCCAGGTGGACCCGGCGCTGGTGGAGAGTCCCAGCGGGTACACGTACCTGGGGCTGGCGGTCCCGGAGGGCGGGACCGGGGCGTGGGACCACGGCGGGGCGCGGCTCGGCACCGGGTTCGTCAAGGATGGGACGGTCTCCCTGTACTACACCGGCGGGGTGCCCGGATCGGGCACGTCGATCGGGCTGACGACCTCCGCCACCGGGCTGGCCGGGTCGTTCACCAAGCACGCCAGCAACCCGCTCCTCACCCCGACCGGCAACGGGCGGAATGACGGGGATCACGTGAGCGAGCCGGCGGTGCTGACGGACGGGCCGGGCGGCCCGCCGCTGCTGGTCAACGGCACGTACTGGCTGATGTACGGCTACCGGAACGGTGGCTCGGTCCTGCCCGGCTACCGGCTGGCCACCAGCTCCGACCTCGTGTCCTGGACGAAGTACACGGCCGTCGGGGACGTGCTCACCCGGTCGCCGTACTACGCCGAGTGGCACCAGTGGTACTACGAGGCCGGGCTGTACTGGCTGATCTACGAGACGGGCGGGGCGACCACCACCACGTACCCGTTCCGGATCGGGGTGGCGTGCAGCGGGACCGTGAACGGGCCGTACACACCGATGCCGACCGGGTGGCTGCTGGAGGCGTCCAACGACCCGGCCCGGTTCGACCGCTACCACGTCGCCACCGCCGCCCACTACCGGGAGGGGGCGCTCGACCTGCTGTTCTACCAGGGGGCGAGTGACCACCTCCAGCCGTACTACACGAACCCGTGGGACATGGCCGTGGCCCGGCTGGTGTCCGACCTCGGGTTCGCGGCCGGCGGCGGCCGAGGGCGGGGCGGGCGGTGAGCCGGCGGGCAACCGCCCGCCCGATCCTGCCCGGG